CGAGAAGATCCGAGTTGCGATCACTGAGGTCATGCAGATCGACATGATTTCTTGGGGCGCCAACTCAGGAGGTTACCCGCCCAAGTGGCAAGAGTTTGCCGCCCTTTTCGACAACGAGCCTGAACTTCAGCCCACCGAGCACGAGAAGATCCGAAAAACCAAGTACGAGTACCGCCTGCGCAACGAGCTGGCTATTCGTGCAGGCTTAGCAAAGAGGAAGGCATGACAAAAGATGACGCTCAAAAAATCCTTGACCAAATCCGCGAGGGGTATGGCCACGCCTACACCGAGGCTTGCGCCCTCGAATGTCTCAATCTCACAGGAGACCTTGGAGCACATGAGGGCGTGCGAAGCAAGGGAGTGGATGAAACGCTACACGAAGAAGGCTATCGAGCTCGGCTCAGGCAACGGGCAATTATGGTGGCAAGGAGTAAAGAATGACATCGAAAAAAGGCGTGGCACACCAACCATGCTTGACCTAGTAAACCGCATGAAACAGGAGAGAGAAAATGGCAAAAGTAGAGCTCAGTGATTTTCAGAAGAAGTTCTTTGCTCAGGGCACAGGACAGACGCTTTTCACAGCAAAAGAATTTGAAGAGGGCCTAGCCCAAGCTAAAGCCGAGATTATGGCTGTGGCCATCCAAACAACGAAGCAGGCGATTGCCATCGAGCGAGAAGCCTGCGCACGTATTGCTCAGGAGTGGAGCCAAGAGGAGCTGGCGCAGGCAATCAGAACGAGGATGCGCCGTGCGGATTGAGCTGGACTTCCCGCCTGCGGAGCTGTTTCCTAACCGCGCCAAGGGTACGCACTGGGGAAAACTTTACAAACTCCGCTCGGACTACCGTGAGAACAGCACTTGGCTGGCCAAGCACCAAATCAAGGGCTGGAAGCACGCAGGCAAAGACATCAGGCTCACCCTGACCTTCGAGATGCCTGACAAGCGTAAACGTGACGCAGACAACTGCCTAGCCGCGGCCAAGGGCGCCCTAGACGGTTTGGCTGATGCGCTCTTTGTAAACGATCAATTCTTTCAACCCATCATGATCTACAGAAAAGCTGGACAAAAGCCCGGCAAACTGATCGTTGAAATACAGGAGCTGACATGAACGAAAAACTAATCGATCCACAGGCGGCAGTGGACTTCATGATTTCAAAGTCCGCCGAGTACGCCCAAGCTGAGGCCAACAAGGTGTACATGGAGGAGCTAAGGAAGACAATCAAGGCAGAGGAGATGAAGAGCGCCGAGAACAACAGCAACGGCGAGTACAAGACAGCGGCCATGCAGGAGAGAGAAGCCTACGCCTCCCCACGCTACAAAGCCCACCTGCAAGCCCTCAAACAGGCTGTAGAGGAGCGCGAACGCCTTCGCTGGATGTTGATAGCCGCGCAGGAAAGAATCGCCGTGTGGCGCACGCAAGAGACCAGCAACCGAAACATCATGAAAGCCACGCTGTGAACAACACCCTCACCGCTAAGGAACGCGCCTACGTCGGGCTGGTCAAGGAGCTCCCCTGCTCGGTGTGCGATCAAGAGGGGCCAAGTGATGCCCACCACGTCAAACAGCACAGGCAGTACACGGTGGTGGCTCTGTGCAAGTCCTGCCATCAGGGAAGCAAGATGGGCTGGCACGGGGAGCGCAGGGCGTGGGCCATAGCCAAGATGGAGGAGATCGACGCCCTGAACGTCACCGTGAAGAGGGTGATGGAGCTCCTGATCAAGAGTTAGGGAAAGCACCTACAAAAATATTTATAAAAAGATTGCACAAGCGCTTTAACTTGATGTTAAGATGCAATCACTGCAATAAGCAGGTTACTTGAAAGACAAACATCATGACAACAGCAACATTGATCCAAACAGTCGCAACAGTCGAATCATTGCTCAGCCCTATCGACCAACTCGCAGTGTTGGATCGTGAACAAAAAGCTCTTGCCGCTAAGGTCAAGACCCTCAAAGACGAAGTTGCCAACACATACGGCGAAGGCAAGCACCGCGGTGAGAAGTACGGTGTGACCGTTGTGATCGCCGACGTTATCGGAAGCGTCAACTACGAAGCACTCTGCAAGCACTTCAAGATTACCGAAGAGCAACTCAACTCCTTCCGCAAAGAAGGCTCAGCACGTATCACCGTTACACCTACAGCGTAAGGGGAACAACATGACCTTGTACCAAACAAACCAAGCCATCAGAACACTTCGTGCAGTTTCACATGAGAACCCACTGCCAATGAAGATGCATGACGAGATCACACGTTCGTTGATCAATCTGCTAAACCACAAAGAATCGTTGAACAAATTACAGAAGCTAGGGAAAGTCCCTACCCCTAACCCGCTTTAATTTCATGTTAAGATGCATCCACTCCAATCAGGCGGTTACTTGAAAGAATCCAAAATGATCACAGTTTCAAAATTCAATGTTCGCGTAGTCAACCAAGGCGACAAGTACGGTCGTGACTTCTGCTTGACTCATGACAGCGACAGACCCCTCGTAGAGTTCTATGACGCTCGTTACCCACACACTGAGTTCGGTCAGTTCGTGTCTCGCTACTATGTGTCCACAATCTTGGGTACAGACGGATGGGGTGGCACAGAAGGCGGCTTGTGCTTGGACGGTGGCAACGCCAATGAGTGGTCTGTGTCTGCTGAAGACATGGCAACAGTTCGTTCTTTCTTGCAAGAGGTGACAGCATGATCGACAACAAAAAAACAGTTCTCACAGTGGGCGCGTACTCAATCGTGCGCATCCAGTCCTACGGCTTCCGTTGCAACACCCTGTCAAGCGAGTGGGAGGTCATGCACGACGGCAAGTGCATCTCCCGTTACATCCGCCTGAAGGATGCCAAAAAATACATTCAATCTTTAGCTGTTTAAGGAACCATCATGAAAAGCACCTCTTGGAAAAAAGACTACGTTGTTGTGATGCACAGCGACTACGACAACACATGGTCTGTCAAGACTATCCCCCTCACCCTGAAGCAGGCTGTCCAGTTCGTGTACGCCAAGCGCTGGAACCTTGCCTTGGACAAGGGCACTGTCCGTATCGTGACTTTGGCTGAGTCAGCAACCCTTCCCACAGGAGAAACAGCATGACCGACGACCTCACAATCAACACTAAAAACAATGTTCGCGTGTCGATCTCCGAGTGGGACGACGGCGGGGTGTGGATGTTCCTGCAAGGGCGCCAAGCCAGCATGAGCACCACGCTCACCCGGGCAGAGGCTGAGCAACTTGTGGCTGGCCTGCAACTGATCCTGTCCAAAGAGGTGGCGGCATGAGCGAGACCAACATGAGCCCCTACATCCAAGGATTCGACGCAGGTGTTGACTGTGTTCTGACCGAAATTAAACGGCTAGAGAAAATAGGCCCTGTAAGCCTCGAACAGCTACTCAAGCACCTTGACCCTCAACTCGACCAGAAAACGGCTCAAACGCCCGATAAAGTGGCTCTATGAGCATGGCTGTGATCAAGAGCGTACGAGTTGCGCTCCGCGGAATACCTGATGGCATGACCTTGGAGGAACTGTCTGAGTTGCTAAACCGACCAAGGTGCAACGTCAGAAAAGTTTTAAAGAACATGCCAGATGTGTACATTGACAGATGGGAGATCGCGCCGAGAGGGCAGTACAAGGCTATCTGGTGTGCGTGTATCCCTCCAACCGATTGCCCTAGACCTGAAAGAAAAAACAATGGATGATGACATTCAAGACTATGTTCGACCTTGGAAGAGCCTGACGGACGAAGAGATTCAAAAGGCTCTAGGCGTAACTGCTGAAAGCTCCAACTGGAACATGATCATGGTGCTCGAGTGGGCAAAGAAGATAGAAACCGCTTTGTTGGAGAAAAATTCATGATCAAGACAGCAGAGGATGACGAGTTCGACCGAATTCAGCACGAAGCGGCTATGAAGTCTGGCCAGCCGTATCACTTTGATGTGTACGTGTCGCCCTCACAAAGAAACCAAGTTCTGGAAGAGGTTGCGCATGAGTTCCAGAAGATGGCCAGTCTGGGGGATACAGCGCAGTCCTTCGCCTGTTACGTGAGGGATATGAAGCGATGACCGAACAAATCTGGGAAGCGGACTGGATCTGCGAGAACCCTGAGCTGGCAAACAAGGCCATCACAGAGCTACAGACACTGGTACAGGAGCTGGAGTCAAAGCTGAAGTACGCCACAGTAAAAATCGCAAACCTTGAGAAACAAAACAAAGAATTCAAACTCACCATCAAGGACATGGATAGAAGAATCATGAGGGGATTGAAAGACTAACGTTGCACACACAGACAAAGATCCGTTAAACTTTGCGTTAAAGGAGTCCAGTGATGGCAAAGAAACCAAAGAGTCTTCCCAGCGACACTGTCGCCGATGTGACAGGTAAGCCGCAAAACAAAGAGGTGACCAAGACAGGTAGACCTTCCTCATTCACAGATCAGATGGCTAACCTCATCTGTATACGCTTAGCTGAGGGAGAGAGTCTCAACAAGATCTGTAAGGAAGATGGTATGCCAGATAAGGCAACTGTGTTCCGTTGGTTGGCTACTGACGCAAGCTTCTGCGACAAATACGCCCGTGCGCGTGAACTTCAAGCTGAGACGCAGTTCGACGAATTGATCGATATTGTTGACCAGCCACCAGAGCTAAGCTACGTGACTGACAAGAACGGTGAGTTGATCGAGGTCAAGTTTGACTCCTCCTATGTTGCGTGGATGAGGCTTCGGGTTGACACCCGCAAATGGACAGCCGCACGTATGGCGCCCAAGAAGTACGGTGAGTACAAACAGCCCGAGGAGAAGGTTGACGCCATGATTGTGGATGGCGAGGTCAAGAGCGTTATGGATGTGGCCATCAAGCGCCTTGAGCTTATTCGGATCGCTGAATGAGCGAGGTCATAGACAAAGACGTTCTGGACATCCTTGCTGATCCGAACATCAGGAAGAGTCTGGGCCCCTACCACTCGATGGCATACGCCAGTAGGGCTAAATGGCTCTCAGGCGCCTTCAATCATCAGAAGCTCCCCCAAGGTACGTACTGGAACATCTGGCTCATGCTGGCTGGCCGTGGGGCAGGGAAAACCCGTACTGCGGCTGAACAGCTCTGGTGGTGGGCATGGGAGAACCCGAACACCCGCTGGCTGGTCTCTGCTCCGACTTCTATGGACGTCAGGGGTACGTGCTTTGAGGGTGAGTCAGGACTGATCGCTGTGATCCCTGAGATCCTGATCAAGGACTACAACAAGGCCCTGCACGAGATCGTCCTGATCAACGGGAGCCTGATCAAGGGTATCAGCGCCAGCGAACCTGATCGCTTCCGCGGTGGCCAGTATCACGGTGCATGGCTGGATGAGCTTGCCGCATGGGACTACCTCGACGAGGCTTGGTACAACATCCAGTTTGCTGTCCGTCTCAAGAAGGATGACGGCAGAACTCAGATCATTGCAACAACTACCCCACGCCCCAAAGACTTGATTGTGGAGCTCGTGGGGCGTGAAGGAGACGACGTGGCCATGACGACGGCATCTACCTACGTCAACCTCGCTAATCTCGCTCCAAGCTTTCAAAAGCAGATCCTGTCGTACGAGGGCACAAAGATCGGTAGGCAGGAGATCCACGCTGAGCTGATCGATCCAGAAGAGTCAGGCATCGTTAAGCGGGAGATGTTCAAGCTGTGGGCGCCAAACAAGGAGTTCCCAAAGTTCGAGTACATCCTGCAAAGCTACGACTGCGCCAGCTCAGAGAAGACGGTCAACGACCCGACGGCGGCCATTACCTTTGGTGTGTTCAAGCCCCTAGATGGCCCCATGTCCGCAATGGTGATCGACTGCTGGCAAGACAGGCTCCAGTACCCAGACCTGCGCCCCAAAGTGATCGAGGAGTACGACGTGGTGTACGGTGAGGGCAAGAACAAGAAGCGCGTAGACCTGATTCTCGTGGAGGACAAGTCCGCAGGCATAGCCTTGATCCAAGACTTACAGCGTGGGCACTTGCCTGTGAGAGCCTACAACCCCGGCAGAGCTGACAAGATCCAGCGCCTGAACATTGTCTCCAATATCATTGCCGCTGGCCGTGTGTGGATTCCTGAGAGCAGTGTCAGGAAGGGCTACGTCAAGGACTGGGCTGAAGGCTTCGTGTCCCAGATCTGTAGCTTCCCTGATTCAACGCATGACGACTTCGTGGATGCCTGTACCCAAGGCCTGCGGTTCCTGCGTGATGCAGGCTGGCTTGACATTGATGGTGAGCCAAGGGACGACTACGACATGGACGACTATGCGGACAGCGGTATGTCCCGTAAGCTTGAGAACCCGTACAGCGCATGATGGACGAACGGCTACACCCAAGGTATCATTGGGCCAACACAAACTCAGCAGGATAAGCCATGGCTGACGAAAACAAACCAGCGTTCTACCCACGAGTTGGGAACATCAAGGCGAAGAACTTTAAGTCGGCTAAGCCGATGCCGTTCATTGAAGACCCAAGGGCGATGGAGTTACCCTTTGAGTATGCGGATGAAAAGCCGACACGAGAACGCCTTGAGATGGACAGACGACTAGGTGTCCGCCTTGCTGACCTTGAGCGCCAAAAGAGCGCTGACACTTCCCCACTTGAGAAGCTTGCTGGTGGCTTACAAGCTGGACGCTTCCTTGGATCAGCCATGACGCAGGGCATCAACTCAATCCCTACGCGATTGGTGCATGGTGACAAGGCGGCTGAGAAGTTCATGGAAGACCGCATCTACAAGCCTGAGCAACCCTTGGCGTATGAGTACGCAGGTGACGTAGGCAACTTCCTAGAGAAGCTCGAGACCGAATACAAGATCCCACCATTGATGCCAGAGGCGGTGGCGTTGCAGTACCTAACGGGCCCCGCCACGTCCCAAGCTATGCGAGTGGCTGGTAAGGGTGCAGAGCAGGCAGGCAGGAAGCTTGAGAGCGCTATGGAGCCCGTTGTCAAGGGCGCCTTAGAGCGTGGTGGCTTACCTCGTGAGATGGCTTTGGGTATGGGCGCTAATACGCAGTCCAACGTCGTCAAGCCTTACGGTGGCAATTGGTTGGGTGGTGGTAAAGGCCAGATCATGACTCCTGAAGGCGATCTACAGAGGCTGAAGACAAGCACATTTGTTGGTGAAACACCAGCCGAACGCATACCCAAGCACGAAGCATTGCTGAACGATCCAACACTGAACCAAGATCAGCGAGACCGTGTTCAACGTATGCTTGATCAGACCAAGGGTGAAGCCGCGGTTGACAAGTGGATTGACAGCAACTTGACTAACTATGTCAAGAAGGAAATGGGTACACGCGACGACCCAGTCCGTAAGCTGGCTGAAGAGGGCATAGTTCACACTCCGCTAAACAACGATCCAGATCGCATGGAATACCTGCAAGCCATTCGTAAGGCAGAAGGTTACCCTGCTGAGGGCATGGGCAAGTCTGAGCTTGCTAAGCAGTGGGAAAACATATCCGATGATGCAATCAGGGTCACTAAGGCTGGCAAGATACAGGAGATGTCGGGCCTTTCCGCTAAGCTTGATCAGGCTAGAACTGAGATGAACAATCACCTGAAAAAGCTTGATCAAGACTTTCTGGTTCGTATGGGTGAACACGTAGGCAACAAAGATTTCAACCCTAAAGAAGTTGAAATGCTCATGAAGATGCCTCCCGTTCAGAAGGCGGAGATTTTGGGTGACACAAAGTTTGCCGAACTAAAAGACAATTTATATGGATTGATGGCAAGAGAACAAGGGTTTGAGAAGCGAGCTGGTGAAGCCAATCCGTTTGTCAGCAAGCTTGACCCTGAGACAAGGCTGTACTCAGGCTCAACGTACGACTTGGGCTTTGACCACATCATTGATGTCTTGCGTGAAGACGTAGCCGCTGGTCGTATACGCCCCGAGCAATTGAACAAGGTCAGCATGGAGCAGGCAGTACGCCGCACCTATGAGTACGACCAAGAGTTGGCTAAAAAGATGGCTGAGTCGCGCTTAACAGCACGCGCTGATTTGCCTGTCTACAAAGAATATCCAGAGGGTTTGAAGTGGGTGGAGCTAAACCGCCCCGGAGATTTTGCCGCAGAGTCAGACGCCATGGGTCACTCAGTCCGTGGCTACGAGCCACCAGAGGGCAGTTCCGATTGGACGAAAGGCTCAGGTGACAGTGGTTACAGTGGTTATGGTCTTGGCGGTTGGGAAGCCATCAAAAAAGGCAAAGCCAAGGTTTATTCATTGATTGACGCTAAAGGCGAGCCACATGTAACGATTGAAGTTGGCGCTTACCCTGATCAGTTACGTGCTGGGAATTTAAAACCATACACGCAGGCGGCTTTAGAAGAAGCCAAGTTACTGCCTAACGGATACACGGATGCAGACGTCAGAGACATTGAGATCCGCATGGCAAAAGAGAACATGCCTAAGTATATTAACCAGATCAAAGGCAAACAGAACGCCAAACCCAAAGAAGAATACCTGCCATTTGTGCAAGACTTTGTACGTGGCGGCAATTGGTCTGACGTCCGCGACTTTCAAAACACTGACTTGATTTCAGCAGATAAAATCAGACAAGCTGGCTGGGACATGACTGGCGTTGACAAGAAGTACTTGACAAAGCAAGAGTATGACGACCTGTTGCTTAACGAACTAAATAAGCCAAAGGGCATGAAGCGTGGAGGTAAGGTCTCCATCTCCAACAACCCTGACACCATGATGCTCGAGGTGAACAACCAGAAGATGAAGAATGGTGAGCCTGCTTATGCTGGCGCTGGTTCTGTGATCAAGCAAGGTCTGAAGGCGGCTAAGCCTGAAGCTATGAAAGCTTCGGAGGCGCTAGGCAAGATTGAAGGTCGCCCACTCAAGATCACACAGGCTGACCGTACAAAGGTTGGTGGCGGGTACTTGGGAGGCCCCGGCTTCTCAGGGCTTCAACTTACCGAACCCGAGTACCGTGCGGCTGAGGCGGCATGGGCGGTGCAGAACGCAGGCACGGCTAAGACCATTCTTGGTGGTGGCGGTGACAACGCCGTCTACGCGGCTATGCTGGGTACGCCTACCCAGCATCAATCAAATCAGATGGTGTTTGACAAACTGTTGGGTGACTTCAGGAAAGCCGCCAAGCGTGGTGAGTTAACCCCTGAACTGCGCGACCTGATTAACATGCGCTTAGCCTCGGCTGTTGACAAGAATGGCAACCCAGTATTCCCTGCTGATGTTGACATCATGGACAAAAAGTTTAGAGACGTAGCTGACACGTTTAGTCGTCGCTCCATTGCTGGTCACTTGATGGGTGGCGTACAAGTTGGCGGTAAGAAGGGTCAGATCATTGACTATGACAAGATCATCCGTAGCACGACAGATCCAGCTCTCTTAGATCAACCCACTGGTGCATTAGGTAATCGTTTGTTTACACTCAGCGGCGGCATCATTGATCGCCCTGACTTACACCCAGCATTCCCCACGATCTTGCAGGGCGAGGACTTGGGCGTGATGTTTACCCCAGTGGAGCGCGACATTGTCATGAAGGACTTTGTAGAGAAGACCATGCGCGAGAAGGGCAGAAAGCCGGGCTACATGGACTACACCCGCGGCAACCCACCTACACAGTTGATCACCGAAGACATCCTGACCGAGTTGCAAAAGCTTGGTAAGAAGAAGGGCGGAGCTGTTAAGAAAGCCGCTGGTGGCGAGATCACTGGTGACGACCTGATCATTGAAGAGAGACCACTATGAGCCTTGTAGGAGCACTGACCAAAGCCGCCAAGGCTGGTGAGACAGCCAAGAAGACGGCGCCCTTCTACTCTGCTGTGGATGAGGCGCTGGCCGCTATTGCCAGACCCAAGGGCACAGGCGCTGAGTTCCTGACTGAGCTAAGCAAACAGCCCGGCGTCAAGAAGGCTGAGCTGGCCGACCGTAAGCTCGAGCAGGCGTTCAAAGCCAAGGGCAAGATGACCAAGGAAGAGGCTCAGCAAGTCCTCAAAGAGAATCCTCCGCCACAGCTTAAAGAGAAACAGTACCGACACTCTGACGCAATGGAAGAGGAAGATATTCGCGATGAAGTTGCTCAACGATGGTTTGGTAGGCCATACGATGAGGTTACCAACAACAGGCATCGCAGAGAGATTATGGATGAAACTGATCGCCGCATGGGTGAGGAGAATGGCACGCTGTACGGCGACTATAAGATCCCCGGTGGTGAGGCGTACCGCGAGATTCTGCTGAAGCTTCCAGAGTCACGCCCCTATGCAGGCAACTATTCAGATCCTGCCAAGTACGACGCCGACATGAGGGCTTTCAATGCCAGCGGCAAGTCTGACTACCAGTCCAGCCATTGGAAGGATGACCCCAACGTCCTAGCCCACATGCGAGTCCAAGACCGCAAGGGCCCCAACGGCGAGAAGATCTTGCACGTCGAAGAGATCCAATCTGACTGGCATCAAGAAGGCCGCAAGAAGGGTTACAAAACAGGATTGACACCAGAGCAACAGCAGGAAATGCAAGCGCTTTTGCAAAAACACGCAGATGAAGATGGCTTGCTTCAAAAAGACAATGCTCGATTAACGGAACTTATAGACCTTGAAAATAAAGGCGTACCTGACGCTCCGTTCAAAAAGAATTGGCACGAGCTGGCCATGAAACGCCTTTTGAACTACGCCGCTGACAAAGGTTATGACAGCATTGCCATAACGCCCGGCTCCGAACAGGCTAAGCGCTTTAGTCTTTCTCGACAACTAAACGAAGTTTTGTTTGATCCGAATACTGGCCACTTGGCAGGGCGAGACCATGATGGCAAGCTTGTGGTCGCCAAAACTGGCGTAACCACAGAGAATTTGCCTGACTACATTGGCAAGGAAGGCGCACAAAAGATCCTTGGGACACCTGCTGACAATACTGGTGTACACGCCCTGCGTGGCGCTGACCTTGAAGTCGGCGGCGAAGGCATGAAGGGCTTCTACGACAAGATCCTGCCTGACTACCTAAACAACTTTGGCAAGCCCTATGGCGCTCAAGTTGAGTCCGCAGTTATTCCAGCCAACAAGCCAGAACTGAAACAGGTCAATGGCAAGTATCAGTACGTTGATAACTTTGTTGACTACCCCTTGCACGTCTTCAAGGTAACGCCAGAGATGCGTGAGTCCATCAAGCAGAAGGGCTTACCTCTGTATCAACAGGTTGGCATCCCAACTGTTGGCGCTGGTGCGGCTTCACAGATCCCTGAAGAGCCTGAGTATGGTGTAGGCGGCATGGTTAACTCAGCCGCAAAGATGGAAGCGCTTGCCAAGCTTGCTAAGCTTCGTGAAGAGATGCTCCCACGCGCTGAGGCTGTCAAAGCCTTGATCGCCAAGGATGAGAGTAAGTACCTGCGCGACGTTGCCCCTAACTCTTTGACTAACGCAGAGATTGAAGCAGAGATTGCACGCATGAAGGCTCGTGCAGAAGCGGCACAACCTGAAGTTAAAAAGGCTGTTGGTGGTGCAATAAATTACGATACAGTGCCCGATATGTTCGACGAAGGACGTATGATTCAGGGTGCTCCATTTAAACGTGGAGGTAAAGTCAATATGACTGCCAACCGCGATACCATGTTCTTGGAACTGAGCAACAAGAAGCTCAAAAGGAAATAAGTTATGGCGATTCAATTCCCACAAGACCCAAACGCTGGTCGTTTTATTGACGGTCAACAAGACCAACAGGCCAGTGCTGATGAGGGCATGGAGTTTGAGATGCCAACGGATGACGCAGACGTTGAGGAGCTTCCTGATGGCTCAGCGATTGTCCGCATGGAGACCACTGGCCCGATGGAGGATGCGGACTTCTACGCCAACTTGGCAGAAGAGATCAGTCCATACGACCTGAACAAGATCTCCTTGCGCTACATGGACTTGGTTGAGAACGATAAGAAGTCCCGTGAAGAGCGTGATAAAAAATACGAAGAGGGATTGAAGCGTACAGGCTTAGGCAACGATGCCCCCGGCGGTGCAACTTTTATGGGCGCCAGCAAGGTGGTTCACCCTGTCATGGCAGAAGCCTGCGTAGACTTTGCCTCCCGTGCCATCAAGGAGATGTTCCCACCTGATGGCCCTACCCGCACCAAGATCCTTGGCGACGTGGACGAGGAGAAAGTTCAAAAGGCTGAGCGCAAGCGCGACTACATGAACTGGCAGTTGACTGAGCAGATTGAAGAGTTCCGCGACGAGCAGGAGCAACTCCTGACCCAGCTCCCCTTGGGCGGCTCACAGTACATGAAGCTGTGGTACGACGACAAGAAGAAGCGCCCCTGTGCTGAGTTCATGCCGATCGACAACATTCTGTTGCCCTTTGCCGCGGCTAACTTCTACACAGCCCAGCGCGTCACTGAGATGCAGACCATCACCGAGTGGGAGTTTAAGAACCGTATCCGCTCTGGTCTGTACCGTGACATCGACCTGATCCGCGTTAGTGCTGAGCCAGAGGAAACCCACTCTGAGAAAGCCAACAACAAGATTGAAGGCCGTAAGTTTGAAGACAACGAAGACGGACTTCGTAAGGTCTACCACATCTACACATGGCTGGAATTGGAAGAAGACCCACTGACAGACGGTGAGTCAGCCCCTTACATCCTGATGATTGACGAGCAAGAGAACGAGTGCGTTGGCCTCTACCGTAACTGGGAAGAGGGCGACGAGACTCAGACTAA